GATAACTCTTTCCGATGGAAAGAAGATACCGATGCGTTTTTGTACATGGAGTCTTAAAAGATTCTGTCAATTACAAGGGATAGGGCCTTCTGACATAGGCGAGGCTTTAAGTGGTAAAGATTCGCTTGATGCTATTGTTAACTTACTTAAATCAGGTGCCGAATACCCATTGTATTCTCAAGGAATCACCCCAAGCTTTACAGAAATGGAAGTGTGTGATTGGATAGATGATATGGGTGGAATGGGTGGGCAAAAATTACAAGATGTAATGGCAGCTCTTGCAGAAAGTATGAATAGCGGTATAGAAGATAAACCAACAAAGTCAACTAAAAAGGATGGAGTAAAAAAAAATTAGAGTGGATTGACATAGAAAGATATACAATGGGGGAGTGCAAAGTGCTTCCCCATTTGTTTTGGGATATGACCATGGCTGAATTAGATTTTATTTGGTATGGATATAGACATGAGGAAGAACAAAAGTGGATTAGAACTAGATGGCAGACAACGCTACTAATTAATATGCAATTACCAAAAGGTAAGAAAGTTAAGCCACAAGAGCTTATTGAATTAGACTGCGATACTCGTAACTTTGTGAAACAAAGAGTAATGACAGAAGAAGAGCTACAACAAGTTCTAGATAAATATAAAATTGTTAAACCGATAAGATAATGGCTAACGAAGAAGGTGTTAAAATTGTTATAACCGCAGAAGATAGGTTTACTGAAACAATGAAGAAGATTGATGCTTCTTCTAAGATATTTGGTGAAACAACTAAAAATACACAAAGAAATTTAGAGGCTCTTGAAAAAGAGATGGTTAGACTTGTCGCTAATGGATTAGATCCTGCTGATAAAAAGATTAAAGAGATGAAGGCTAATTATGATAAATTAAGCCAATCTCTTAGTGGTGCAGATGGCCCATTAAAAGTAGCAAATCAAAAATGGATGTCACTTTCTTTAGTTGTGCAAGATTTGCCTTATGGTTTTAGAGGTATCCAAAATAACTTACCTGCATTGGTTGGTAGTTTTGCTGCTGCTGGTGGTGCTATTTATTTTGTATTTTCTGCACTTATAGCAATAACAACTGCGTACGAGAAAGAAATAAAGGCATTATTTATAACGACAACAGAGGCAGAAAAGCAACAACAATTATATAATAATGTAGTTAAAGAATCAGGTACTGCATATATAGATGCACAATCTCAAGTATTATCGCTTACCGAAAAAGTCAAGTTAGCTAAAGATGGTTATATAGATAAACAAAGTGTTATAAATGAATATAACGAAACTATAGGTAAAACAATAGGCAAACAAAAAGATTTAGAAGGTGTAAATCAAGCCTTAATAAACCAAGGGCCTGCATATGTTGAATATATAAATAAATTATCTTTTGCAATGGCATCTGCTAAATTGGTAGCCGAGCAAAGTGAAAAGATGATTAAAATATCAATGCAAAATGCTACTGAGTTTGTTGATGGATGGGATGCGTTTTTTAAAGCTAAATGGAATCCATCTGGTATTGTGCAATCTCTTGCAAGCGGCACAATAGAATTACAAAAGTCAGCTGAAAAGAATAGGCAAATACAATTAGGAGAAGCTGGTAAAACCGCAGTTGGTTATGAAAAAATAATGAACGCTGCGTTTAAATCAGCTGGGGAGGCTGCTAAAAAAGCTGGCGTTGTTGCAGGCGTAGCTCCAGGATCAACAGGCAAAGCTGTATTAAAGCAAGACAAAACTTTACTTAATTCATTAAAATCAGAACAACAATTATATAAAGATGATTTATTTATAAAAAGAGCTATTGGACTTGAGGTATTAAAAGAAGAAAAAAGATTAGCTGTAGAAGAGGCTGTGTTTAATAAAGCTTCTAAAGGAACATTATTAAACATAGATAGGGACTTTGAATTTAAAAGACTAATTATTGAAAAAGAGGCACTAGATGAGTTACAAAAAATAAGAAACGCAGCTGTAAATCAAGCGGCAAAAGATAAGGACGAGGCAGATAAAAAGGCAGAAGATGCGTCCAAAAAGGTTAATGATAGAAATTTACAAAATGCTCTTACTGCATTAAAAATAGAATCTGATGTAGCTACTAAAATTGCTAATGCTAATGGTAAAACAACATCTGCTGATAGAATTAAAATATTAGAAAATTATAAAGCTAAGTTATACGAATTGGCTTCAACTGGCGGATATACCGCTGAACAATTTGATAAAATAGCAGATGCATTGGTTAATGTCGATGGTGCAATAGCTGGTTCGCAAGACAAAATAAAAAGCTTTAATATTACATGGATTGATACACTAAATGGTATAAATAGTACAATTAATGATTTTATTAATAATTCTTTATTTGCATTAGGTGAATCTATAGGGAAGGTTTTTGCAGGAGAAAGCGTAGACGCAATAGATGTATTCGGAACATTAATAGCAGATGCACTACAATCATTAGGTAAGCAATTAATAGCATTTGGAGTTGCTAAATTAGCGGCATACGAGGCATTAAAAAATCCTACTCCAGCAGGAGCAGCATTAGCGATAGCAGCAGGTATAGCAGCAGTAGCCGCAGGTGCAGCATTAAAAGTGTCGTTAAATAAGAAAAGAGATCCAAATAAAGGTAAAGATGTTTCAAAATTTGCGGATGGTGGTATTATTAGTGGGCCTACAATGGGATTAATGGGAGAGTATCCTGGAGCTAGAAGCAATCCAGAGGTTGTTGCACCATTAGATAAATTAAAAGATTTAATGAATGGCGGAGGCGGAACACTTGAAGCTAGAATAAGCGGTAGTGATTTACTAATTTTGATGAATAAGGCTCAAAGAAATAATAATACAACATTCTAAATGGCATACGGAGTAAAATACGAAATGGTATTCAATAATATTTATGTGCAAGATCCGTCACAAGCGTTATCTGCATATAGATTAAGAATATTAAAGAAGGATTACACAGGGGCTGTATACGCTTTAAAATGCGGTGTAACCCCTATTGTCATAGAAACCATAGATAATGAGGGTAATTCATATACTCCGATAATAGCAACTAGAGCAACAGTAAATGCTATTATAGATGAAAACTTTAATGTTTTAGATTTCTTTAGCCCATATGACGATGACTTTAGACTAACATTAGAAATAGGTTCTTATTCAGGTTCTTTTGTATCTAGTTCAACTATTTGGACAGGAGTCTATTCTCCTGTTGAAAATGTAAACTTTAATGTTACAGGAATAAAGGAAATATCTCTTGTTTTTATAGATGGTTTATCTAGACTAAAAAATAGCAAATATTATTTTAATGTAGATAATTTATTAGGTTTTCTAGCTACAAGTAGCAATACTATTATACAATATCTTAGTGAATGTTTAAGAAAAACTGATTTGACATTAGATATATGGGTTAATCAATACTATGAAACAAGCTCTGTTTCGGCTCCTAATATTGATTTTATATCAATTAAAAAGAATTTTTTTGCTGAACAACCTGGGGATTATTATACTTTTTATGAGATACTAGAAATGTTTTGTAGGATATATGGGTGGGAGATATACCAACAAGACAACCATTGGATGGTACAAAGCTATGGTTCAGTAACAAGGCAATCTACATATAAATATTATACATATACATATATATCAATATCTGGCACAACTGTAACAGGCTCTTTCCCAGCAACAATAACAGTAGACGCTACTAATGATTTTAAGCAAGTTGAGCAATCATTAAAGGTTACACTAAATAGAGGTAAAAATTCATTAAAGCTTATTAGCCCTATTAACAATGTAGCAGGGATGTTAAATGGGTTTTTCCAATCTTGGACATTTAGTGTTCCGGATGCTTTTACTATAGCTGGAACTCCTAGTATTAATAAATATAATACTAATGGAGGTTTAGAGTTTACATCTTATGCAATAACCGAGGCATCTTTAACAAACTTTATATTTAGTGATCCTATTGTAATAAAATCAGGTGATTATTTAAATATAGCATGGGATGATAGTAATTATGCCAATGGAAGACCTAGGTATAGAATCGAACTAGTACCTACAGACATAGCAATACCACCACAATTCTTAAATGAAAGTGCAGTATGGAATGCTACACCAACATTACTATCTTTTTTTAGTAGTGTTTCTCCTACATGGAAAAACACAATAGTTGTCCCATATGATGGGATATTAAAGATATACATATATGAGCCTTATTGGGATGGCACAGGAACATTACCTACCTTTCTTACAAGTAGTTTTATAGTTAATCTTTTTGGTTCTGCTACACAAGTATTTAATTACGATGCTATGCAAACACAGATAGTTGAAAGCACTTTGTATAATACTGGAGAAGAGGAATTTACTTATGGCCCATATTTTATGCAAAATGCTTTGGTTCAATCAGTGCCAAATAATTCAACATATAATAATGCTGGAGCAGCAGCTACATCTTACTATATTGGAACTATAACTAATACACAAGGTTTGGCAATAGTACCTAGTAGCTTTGGTAGAGGTGCACCAGGAAGTGTACCATTATTTGAATTAGCTTACCAAGATATAGGCATAGATGAATTACAAACACAATATGTTTTAGATGGCGATTTTAAAACAAAGGGCTATTGGATTAATCAAAAGTTTCAATACGACTTTACAGGAACTGGTAGTAATATATACAACTACCTTTTAAAATATTTTAGATGGGATGTAAAGGGTGCGGTTCAGACATCTAAATTAAATAAGATTAATTTTAACGGAACTGATTATCCTTTTGTGCAAAACCCTATAATATTAAAATTAAAATAATTATACAATGGCATCTGCGATTAATGGAACAAATATAGTTTTATATGAATATGATAGCAACGCTATCTATTACTTTAATGGAGGTACTGCACAAGGCACTTTTGATAGTATTGTGTGTAAGGAATTAAGCAGAAGCCAAGTAGCAGGAACTTCAGTTGATTTCAATAAAACAGGAGCAGGTACAATAGCTTCGTTTATTACGGATGCTCTTGATCCTGGTGTTACAACCATACCAGCAGGTACTTGGACTTTTAGTGCTTATTATTCTATTGCTAATCTAGTTTCAGTACCTCAAATTAAGTACGAACTATATAAATATAATGGTAGTATTGCTACCTTATTATTTTCATCCGTAGAAACCAATATAACATCCATGACAACGAGCTTATATTCTACGGCAATGACAGTCACTCAAACGACTATAGGTGCCACAGATAGGCTTCTAATTAAGGTTATTTACGCAGGTGCAAGTAGTAACCCAGTTACTTTTTATACCCAATCAACTAATGTAGCTCAGGTAACTACAACTATACCACTAGGAACTCCGTTTGGAGCTTCAACTAATTGTACTTTTAATACTTCTGTAGATCAAGTAGAAATCACCACTTTAGCAACAGGTTCTTATAAAGAGTACATAGGCTCTCAAATAAACTGGGATGTAAGCGTAGATGGTTTAATCGCCTTGTCAGGTTACTCTTATTTGTCTTTATTAAGTAAGCTTCAAAACAAGCAGTCAATAGAGGTTAGATTCTCAATAGATAACGATAATGCTGACGGAACTGGCACTTATGGCTATTCTGTTATTGCAGGAACTTGTAATATAGTTTCTTTAGACATTAATGGCCCAATGGAGAACGCTTCATCTTATTCAGCTAGTTTACAAGGAACAGGTGCTTATTCAATAACAGGAACTCAAGTTATAGACGGAGGTTCTACAATATCAACTTCAAGCGTGAATAGTTTTTCTTATACGGCAGCAGGTGGTGAAACAAGTGTAACATTTGCAGGTGCAATCGGAGGTACTTGTATATCAGTTACAAGAGGTGGTGTAGAGGTTAGAACGATAGCTACAAGCGGTGTACCAACGGATGAGAATGTTAGCTTTAATAGTGCCACAGGAGTTCTTACCTTTGCAACGGCAAGACCGCTAGAGGTGGATGAGTTTGTAAGAATGATTGTAAAATAATTAATTAGAAATAGAATGAGTAATCAACTACAGTTGACAGGAGGTGCGAAAGTTAGGGATTTACAAGATGTCATTATTGGCACAAGTGGTGTATTGAGTTCTGTAGCTTTTGATGTTGCTAATGGTGTACCAAGACTTGATGTTAATGGTAAGATTTTAGTAAGTCAGTTGCCTAATTCGGTTATGGAATATAAAGGAGTTTGGAACGCTGCAAGTAATAGCCCAACCTTAACTAATGGTGGTGCTTTTAATCAAGGCGATGTCTATTTGTGTGATACGGCAGGAACTGTTAATTTTGGAAGTGGAGCACCTATAACATTTGCAGTAGGTGACTCAGCGATATATAGTAGCGTAGCCGAAGGATCAGTATGGCAGAAATCGGGTGGTGCAACAGGAACAGTTACGAGTGTAGCCATTACTGAAAGCGGTGATAGTTTAAATATCACAGGCTCACCCATCAATACCAGCGGTACAATAAATATCGGTTTCAACGGGACAAACCTTCAGTATGTGAATGGAGCAGGAAACTTAACAACCTTTCCTACTTTAATGACAAGTGTTGGATTAACAATGCCAACTGCATTTACAGTTACCAACTCACCATTAACAGGAGCAGGAGGTACACTAGCAGTAACAGGAGCAGGATATGCTTCACAATATATCAGGGGAGATGGTACTTTAGCAGATTTCCCTTCAAGTGGCGGTGGCGGTTCATCGGTTTCGTATTATCTTAACGGAGGAACAAGTCAAG